TGAATTCATTAAGACAAGCCCGAAGCTCACTACAACATCTCTTGAGTTACTTGGAGATGTCGGAAGAGATATTGACCGATACTATACAACAAGATCGAGAAGGTCTATACTCGAAGGCTGGCTTAAATCGTGTAAGGGAAACAGGCTACATGGAAGAATGTGGGTTATCGGTACACCTACGTTCAGAGCAAGACACGAAGTCATAACTAATCTACCTAGTGTTGATGCAGCATGGGGTAAAGAGATGCGCAGTCTATTTATCTGTGAAGACGGATATAAAGTAGTCGGTGCTGACTCTGCTGGTAATCAAATGAGAGCATTATGTCACTACATTGGTGACGAGGACTTCACTAAAGAGGTGATAAGTGGTGATATACATTCCTATAACGCAGACATCTTGGGCTCTTCCAGAGGAGATGCGAAACGCTGGCTTTATGCTTATCTATTCGGTGGAGGGGCGAAGAAGCTTGGTACTATCTTAACAGGTAAACCAGACGCTACTGCTGGTGATAAGAGTAAGAAGAAGTATCAATCAGCTATTCCTGGATTAGGTAAGATTAAGGGTAAACTAGATGAAATATTTAATCAAACTAAGAGTAGCTTTGGCAAAGCATTTATTCCTGGCCTTGACGGACGTAGAGTCTATGTTGAATCAGCACACCAATCGCTTAACTATTTGTTACAAAGTGCTGAAGCGATTACTTGTAAAGCCGCTGTTGGATATGCTATGCAAAAGATTAAAGAAGAAAACTTAGATGCCTACCCTGTTATATTCTATCACGATGAGATGGCATGGGTAGTTAAAGAAGAACACGCTGAACAGGTCAAAGAGATTTGTATTGAAGCGTTTAGAGAAGCACCAAAGCAATTCAATGTACAATGTATGGATGGCGATGGTGTTATTGGTATTTGTTATGCAGATGTACACTAGAAAGGAAGTACAATGGGTAAACTAAAGAACCACCTTATAGGACTTGAAGATGAGTTCTGGGCTGAAGCTAATACTCTTATTGGTGGATGTGAAAACTTCGGAGACTTCTTTGATACAATGTGGGAACATAGAGATAAGCTTCCCCTTGAAACAGACGAAGATGTTATGATATTACTTGAAGACGCTTGGTATGATAAATGGAGTGAGTACCCATCATGTTAGCTATTATTGACGCAGATAGTTGTATCTATCAAGCCGCTTGGCAACAAGATACAATAGAAAGTGCCTTAGAAAACTATAAAGGCATATTACAAAAGAACTGGATTGATCCTGTATGGGCTGATAAACAGGTTATTTATTGTGGAGGTAAAGATAACTTCAGATATAATCTTTGCCCTAACTATAAAGCCAATCGGAAAGATCCACCAAAGGACGCTAGTTTATTTCGTCCTTTAATGGCTAGGATAGTTGAAGATGGTTTAGCTATTCCTGCTGATGGTATGGAAGCCGATGACTTAGTACGTATTAAGGCTACAGAATGTGCTAGTCTTAATCAAGAGTTTACTGTAGTACATATCGATAAAGACCTTGATTGTATTCCAGGTCGGCATTACAATCCACGCAAAGAAGAATTCTATGATATCGATGTTGATACAGCAGACTTGTTGTATTGGACTCAAATGCTTAAAGGTGACCCAACAGATAACTTGCCTGGATTACCTAAAATTGGTCCAAAGAAAGCAGAAAAGATGCTTGCTGGTGTTCCTATGGGTAAGCGTAAGCGTAGAGTATTAGCGGCTTATAGAGCAAAGTTTGGTATAGTAGACTGGAAAGAAAAGCTACTTGAAACAGCAAACGGAATTCATATTTTAAGGAGTCAAGATGACTACTTCTCGATATAACAACCATGAACGCTGGCATAATGTAGAAGTTATTCGCATTACGCAGTTCGATGACCATGATTGGTGTGGTGTTATTACTAAAGAACACGGAGAAATACGTTGTAAAAGACGTAATAAAAAGAAATACAAGCTTAAGAAGGGTTATAAAGGACCATTAACTGTTTTCTTTTATAAAGGCACTATCCCCACTATTGCAGATGATTCGCATGGTCATCTTGAAGTAGAGAACCATTGGACAGTAGTTAATAAAGAGTTGTTTGATGAGTCACATCACGGCTTCTTGTATGTTATTACTGATAAGCGTAATGATAAACGCTATGTCGGTGTTAAAACATTACATACAAGCTGGAAGGGCTATACAAGCTCATCACAAGAACTTAATGAAGAAATTAAAACAGCTGGTAAAGAGAACTTTGACTTTAATATATTGTTCTCTTGTGAAATGAAAGGCGATCTTAGCTATATGGAAGCCAAAATGATACTACATACTAACGCTTTGTTAACTGATATGTGGTATAATAAATGGGTACATGAGATTAAGTTTAAACCAGCTATGAATAACATGGAGAGACACCTTGAAATCGTCGAATCGTACGCGTAATCCGTATTACAATTCAATCCCTGCACAACAAGTAATCAATGGTAAAAAGGCTGAGCCTGAAGTCACTGACTATGATGAATACCTAGTTGATTATCTTGTAGACAAGGAAGAAAGACGAAAGAATATTACTAAAGTAAGTAAGACACGGCAGAAGAAAAGGAATAATCGTTATGCCAAAGAAGAACGACTATACGGAAAGTAAAGAAATAGGTAAGACAAAATGCCCTGCTTGTCCTTCATCAGATGGCTTTGCTATATACGATGATGGTCATGGCTATTGTTTTGTGTGTAATCATTATGAAAAGAATGTAGAAGAGGAAGAGGATATGGCTGTTGCAGCACCTCAAATTACAAGTTTAGAATTATTTGAGTCTCAGTTAGGTGACTATCGTGGTTGCCAAGACAGAGGCATTACTAAAGCTATAGCAGAACATTATGGTGTTCGTGCTACATATGACAGTGAGCGTAATATCACTGCTTATAACTATCCTTACTACAAAGACAACGAACTAGTTGCCTATAAGGTAAGGACATTACCTAAACAATTTAAGACTGTAGGAGACTTTAAAGATGTCTGGCCTTTTGGTTGTCAAAGCTTCGGAATGGGCGGCAAACGCCTCGTCATCACGGAAGGTGAATTCGATGCAATGTCCGTTGCACAAGCTTCGATGCAACATTATAACAAGATTTATCCAGTCATTTCTGTTGCGTCAGCAAGTAACCTTAAAAGCTTGCTGTATGCGAGAGATTGGATTAGATCATTCGAAGAAGTCGTGTTGTTCTTCGACAATGATGTAGCAGGTAAGAAAGCAATTAAAGATGCCGCTAATATTATTGGTATCGATAAAGTAAAAGTTGTTAGCACTACTGCTAAAGACCCCTGTGAGCTATATACTGCTGCAGGCTATAAAGCTGTGCTGCAGGCTATCTGGGATGCACAATCCTTTAGTCCTGCTGGTATTGTAGTAGGTCATGAGCCTGTATGGGAACAATATCTTGCTAGACGTTCTACAGAGTCTGTACCATATCCTGCTTGTCTAACAGGCATTAATGAGAAGACTAAAGGTATGCGCTTCGGTGAGATAACTTTGTTTACTTCAGGTACTGGTAGCGGTAAGTCAACTGTTATTAAAGAGATTGTATTAGATTTACTTGATAAGACTGATGATAAAGTTGGTATGATTTCACTTGAAGAATCTGTAGGTGATACTGCAGAAAAGTTTATTCAAATGAAACTACAACGTAACCTACAAGAGTATGATGTATCTCTTGAAGAACAGGAGGAAGCGTCTCGTGCTGTATTCGGTAGTGAAAAGCTTGTATTACTCGATCATCAAGGCTCTGTTGGTGATGAGTCTCTTATTGATAAGATTGAATATATGGCTCTTATGGGGTGCAAGTACCTCATCCTTGACCATATTACGATTGCTGTATCAGAGGGAGCAGAAGGTTACACTGGTAATGAAGCCATTGATAAAGTTATGTCAGATCTTCTTAAGCTTACTAAGAAGCATAATATATGGCTTGGTGTCATCTCTCACTTGCGTAAAGTTCAAGGCGGCGGTTCGACCTTTGAGCAAGGCAAACTTCCTAGCATGGACGATATCAAGGGTAGTGGTTCAATCAAACAAATATCATTTGATATCATTGGATTCGCTAGGGATATGGCTAACGAAAATGAAGAGATTAGAAACACAATTAATTTCATCGTGCTTAAAAGTAGGTTTACAGGTAGAACTGGCCCCTCTGGACAAGCCAAGTATAACCACGATACGACTAGATTAAGTTATCACGATGAACACGCTATTGACTTTGAGGTGATGTAATGGAAACAGAGCTTATCTGTAAGCTGGGAATGGCTCAACAAGAAATTGAGCTTCTCAAGCAAAGAAACACAGAATTAATTTCTGAACGAAATAAATATCGTAGTCAAGCATTAATGCGTGCTAATAAAATAGAACTATTAGAAAAACAATTAGAACAGGCTTATGAATAATGGCAAAGAAAGTAACTAATGATTCAATGTATTTCCAGCTGAAGGATAGGAAGCGTACTACCTTTACAGGAAAGAAATATAAAACACGTAAGAAATATCGAGGGCAAGGTCGATAGGAGATTACAATGAATGCAATTAAGCAGGCTCGTTACGATGACATGTATATGGATATTGCTAAACGAGTAAGTGAAATGTCTTATGATACTGATACTAAAGTTGGAGCTATAGTAGTTAAAAATGGAAATATTATTTCAATGGGCTGGAACGGTACTCCGTCAGGCTTTCCAAACGAGTGTAAACATCCTAACACTGGGGTTACTCTACCTTATGTTATTCATGCTGAAGCTAATGCTATCACTAAGCTTTCTCGTGATGGAGGCAACGGATTGGATGCCACGCTCTACACTACAGTCTCGCCTTGTATGGAATGTACTAAACTTATCTTGCAATCTGGCATCTCTGAAGTTGTCATTACTAGTGCATCTGAAAAATACATGGACGCTTATCAAATATTAAACGAGAAAGGAATGATACGACTATGCAAGTCCATTTCCAATTAATAGAGGATGACCCTGACCATCTTGCTTGGGTTCAATGTGAACCTGAAGACTTAAATAAAGTTAGGGAAATGTTTCCTGTCGAATCTTATGAGATTCTAGTCGGAATCAGATCAAATTATGATCCACTAACGTGTGATATGAATACACTACACAACCCCCCTGCCCCTACTTGGGGCGTAGATGTACGAAAGAGGACTGATGGAAGACATACGACAATACCTACTAGAGAAGATTCGAAGTGAGGATCTTGGAGTAAAACCTAGACGTAACCTTCAGCTTATGCGTATGATTGATACTGATGGTGTAGATATGCTTGACTTCTTAATTGAAGACATGATTATCTATGCTCGAAAGTACATCCAACGATGCTTCAAAAGAAGTAAAGTTGAAGGTGAAACACCTATAACCCAAGCTTCAATGGCTATTGGTAAGTACATTATAGAAGGCTGGGACAGTAGCAATGTGAACTTTAGAGATCACATTAGAGTAGGTGACCTTGTTATTGAAGGCTTTGTTATTTGTGAATACCTAACCATTAGTGTAGGGCATATGAAAAGCCGTAAGCCAGTTACTATACATGCTACCCCTAAGTGGGGTGATATGGAAATAATAGCTGGTAAAACTAACTGCATTAGTGAAGATGCAATACCACCTATCACTAGTCTTATTCAGAATAACGGTAAAAGTGTTATTAAGACTTGGGATAAGTCTAAAGAGTATTTGTTTCTTAAACACAAAGATGCACCATTCGTTAAGGCAATTGACAAGCTACAATCAACTCGTTTTAAAGTAAATAAAGCAGTACACCAAGCTATCTTAGATAACTGGGAAATGTTTATTAAGACTGAGACATTCAAAGGTGATGATAAGAAAGAAAATGCTAAGATGTATCAGCGTCAAGCCTCTAAGAATAGAGAGGTAAAAGAGATAATGGCTACGGCAGCTAAGTGGCTGCATAAAGAGTTTTATTTCTACATTGATGCAGACTATCGTGGTAGGTTATACTATAGCGAACCCTTCTTTAACTTTCAAGGGTCTGATATAGCACGAGGACAACTTCTCTTTGCTAAGGGAAAGCTGTTTGATGAACAAGCTAGCTTCTGGTTAGCTGTACACACTGCTTGTTGTTACAATCAATCATATGGCATTGATGAGATCCCTGAATGGGTCACTTCAAACTATCGCTCTGTGCTTGAAGAAGAAGGTCTTGATACTATCTCAGTAGACAAGATGACTCTTGAAGATAGAGCTATGTGGACTCAGCAGAATATTGATACACTTATTCAAGCTGGTGAAACTGGTTTCTTATTCGAAGAAGCTGAGAAGAGCATCTCATTACTTGCTTGTTGTATTGAATGGTACAACTATTCTACGGCTGAAGGAGACTACTACACTCACTTACCTGTGCCTATTGATGGTGCTAATAATGGTTGGCAACATCTAGGTGCTATGTCTAAAGACAGTAAGACAGGTGAGCTTGTTGGTCTTGTTCCTACAGCTATTCAGAATGACTTCTATGTACAGATAGCTAAGCGACTTACTGAACGGATGCCTGATTGGTTCTCTGAAAGAGAGATACCTATGAAGCATATCCGTAAGGGCATTGCTAAGCGTGCTGCTATGACTAGAGCTTACAGCTGTGGTCAAAAGAAAATGGCTGAGTCAATGTACTCTGATTGCTATCAATATGGTTACACCGATCAGTACGATATATCGGAATATGACTGTATTGATCTTAGCGGTCAAATCATTAAGGCTATTGAAGAAGTCTGTCCAGGTCCGCTGACAACAATGAAGTATCTTCAGCGTCTTGCTGACCAAGAGATAAACAATTGGATGGGCTTATATGGTACTGATAGAGGACACGCTATTGAATGGATAACTCCTTCAGGCTTTCCTGTTATCTATGAGTGTTACCGCACTAGACCTGCTAAAGTAGATTGTTATGGCTTTAATACACCAGATGGCGAGATACGCTTTAAGCATGTTATCAGAGAGAAAACTGATATACCTGATAGGCGTGGCTTCATGTGTGGTATTAGCCCCAACTTTGTACATAGTATGGATGCATCTCACATGGCATTAGTAATAGCTAATTGGGATGAAGACTTTGGTGCTGTGCATGACTCATTTAGTACTTACGCTACTGATGTAGAACCCCTCATGGATGTTACTCGTACTACCTTTGTTGATATGTACGATAAAGAAAACTTCTATGAGTCAATTCCGTTTGGCAAAGGCTTTAACGGTAATCAACCAACTATAGGCAACCTCGATGTTAAACAGGTTGTTAACTCAAATTATTTCTTCTGTTAGGAGGTTACTATGGCAGAAAACAAAAATTGGTTGTCCCAAAGAGGACATGATATTAATGATAACGATTATAAAGCGTTAGGCATTACTGAAGATACTATTGCTAACGGTAACTTCAACAGAGAGATGCTAGATATTGTGCATCAACAAAACATGGCTGGCTATATGAAGCAAGGTATGTCAGAGAAGACAGCAAGAGCTAAGGCAGACAAACAACGCAGTCGAGCCATTAAAGCAGCTAAGGCTAATGGTCTTAAAATGTAAATAAAAAACCCCACAAGGTTTCCATTAAGGATTCCCTGTGGGGTTATTTTTTTTTTATGAGAACTGGTTAATAAACTCGTTCATCATTTCTTCAGCAACTGCTTTGTTAAGCCGTACTTTCTTTTCAAATTTTTCTAGATCTTGACGTATTTGCAATGCATCAATAGACTCTAAAAACATTTTAAGAAATACTTTTGGTGAAACAATATGATGTTGAGGTGGAAATCTAAGATTAAAGCTAGTGTCATATTGTGCTATTGTAGCAACTTTTTCATACGCATTATTTTTCTTATTATCCATTTCAGCTTGTGCAGAGCCTTCTGCAGCTGTACCGAACCTTTCATCTCCGATAATAGTAAAACTATTTTCAACAGCTGTTTTAGGTTTAGTAATAAACTCACCGATCATACGGTATTCGCCTTGCGTTCCAATATCAAAGCCTGTTCCGTTTTTAGTTTTACGTTCTACTTCTTTTTTAACTGATTTAATAAGATCGTTAAACGCTTCAACTTCTTTACGAACCATGTTATACTGCTTGTTAACAATTTTAAATTGCTTATTAGCAGTGTCCCTGAGATCAGCAAAAGTTGCTGCATCACCCATGAACGCATCATAAACTTGCATCATAAGCTGTCCGTTTCTACGCTTACCTACTTCTGCTACTGTTGCTTGAGCAATTGTTGCATCAATATTTTGGGTAGCGTTAACCGCCATTTGATTTCTAAGCTTACTACCTGTTCCTGGATTACTTCTTGAGTTGTCTCGAAGTCTACGGGCATCTGCCTTTGTTTGAGCCGAAGGAATATTACGTGCAAACCCAACCGTCATTGTGCTTTGACGTAATGGCTCACCTGCTCTACGGACATCAGGTTGATTCTTGAAGTCTTCTGCAAGTTGAATAGACTCTGCGCCTGTTTCTACTCGTTCCCAACCACCTGATTGAATCAAATAACCATTAGCACCTTCTGTTTGGTTAATCTGATTAGCAAAGTTAAAGGCATAACCTACTCGTGACATCAGTTTACCATGCTCAAATGCACCACCAAGTCTATGTTTAAGACCAAATGCAATTTGTTTTTGTAAGAATTCGACTGCTTCTGCTTTTTCAAAATTACCAAACATACTTCTATTTGCAATATAAAATTCTTCAGCAGTATCTTCATGTAAGTTAGGGTCTTTACCATAGATGCTAGTCATAATAGGGATCTTTAACAACTCTTTACGCTTACTTGCGGCTTTAATATCTGCAACTAACTGTTGTTCCCTTTGACCGTACCCTGCCATAACATTTTGTTCAATAGAATCAAACACTTCATCCCGAATATCTTGCTCAAGATCATCTGCACTAGAATAGATAACTCCTCCACGGCTAAGAATATTAATCAAGCCCATTTGCATAGCTTGAATAACTGCACCGTTAGAGTTGCCATCAACCTCTGCTTTAACACGGGTAATAAAGTCCTGATTAGGACTTGTAGGATCTATTCGATTGTATCTACCTAGTTCATACAATGCATCTAACGCAAAATAAAAACCGTCTTTACCCATTTTATCGAGATGATCTCGTGTTGTTGTGCTTAATGATTCTTCTAATGAGGGTATTAAACCTTGCTGAATTGCATTTTGAAGGGCAGAAGCAGGATCATCTGGTGAATTCATTTGTTTAGCTACACCACCTACTTTATCCATGTAGTTCATTACATCTGCAGCCATATCATCAAATTTTCTTCGTTCAGCATTAAACATAGCTATTTGATCTGCAGGAAGTTTCTTATCTGCTTTATCAACAAGAGATCTTGCAATTACTCCAAAGAAACCTTTTTCTAGTGTAGAACCAGAACCTTTTTTAAACTTAACAGGTTGCGCTCCATCAACAAGAAAACGAGCTACTTTATCTGCTTGATAGTTAAGTTCCGTATTACTAATCATCATACGAGATGAATTATTAATAGCAGTATAACCATAGTAAAAAGGTGTACCAATACGGTTAGCACCATCAGCTAGCGTTTCTGCACGAAGATTGTAATGAATTTGTTGAATTCTTTTTGCTTGCCTAAACGCTTCATCTCTTAAGGCCTTTTCTACTTCTTGACGATTAGGACGATATCCAGGCTGAAAGAATTTTTCGACAGATAAAACACCATTATCAAAGTCAAAAAGAAAACGTTCATATAGTTCTTCACGCTTATTTTCAAGATATCTAGGATCTTGCTTAGTATATTTAGCAAACAAGCCTGTATTATTCATAGTAGCACTTGCCATAACCCCTGCAAAAAGAGTTACTTTATGAGGCGAAACAGTATGCGCTACTTTAGATAATGCAGAGATTCCTTCTTTTACTTTTTTAGTAAGACGATTAGGAACTACCTGTCTAGTTATCTCATTTTGAGTATAACCAGATTCGCTAATTAAAATACCTTCTGCAGTTGGAACAAGAGAAACAGGACGTTCATGCCCTTTTAAGCCAAGCTCTTTTAGCAATGCTCGTCTTAGCCGAGGTACTTGAATTGCACCTGTGTCACTGACTACATAAGTATATTTTGGTTTTTTATCCCCTGAAGGGTCAGGTACTGCTATAGTATTAATCCAATTAAACATCGGGCTGTCAGCAAAACCTTGAAGGATTACTTGACCAAGAACATCTTTTTCGTCTGAGGTTAAGCGAGATTTATATCCTGGCCCTTTAATTTCTCCTGTAAAAGAACTAGCATCAATATCGCCTGAGTGAAATAACATCTGCTCAATACGATCTGCTACTGCACGACCAAACACTGTTCGATCCATAGCATTGTCATGTAATCTTTCAGATGCTACTTTATCTATTTCAGTAGACTGTAGATTAAGACGATTACCTAACTCCATTAATACAGCAATGTAAGCAGTTGCTCCAAAGGCTGATTTAATTTCTGAGTTAGGGTCAGCATCATTCTCAGCCATACCTAGTTTATCAGTTGACTTAACTATGTATTGAAAAGTATCACCATGCTGTCGGATAATATCCTGCGCCCTTGCAACATTACCAATCTCATCTGGCTTCATAAAGGAATTAGGTATTTGCACAGCAAAAATATTTGATTTACCACCGTCAAATCTAAATGATTTACCTGCATTCTCTAAATCTTTTTCAATCTTAATAATGTCAGCACTATCTGTAATACTAACATCACGATAATGCGATTGCATAAGCTTATTATCAATGTAGTTACCAAAGTTCTTTGCACCTTCCTCATCTAGAAAAGCACCTGTCTTTGAAAAATAGCCTTGCTGAAGTTCTTGTTGACCAGCCTCAAGAGCTTCTTCTTCAGTCATTGTACCTAAGTATTGACCTGTTTTACCTAACTTTATTAATTGCTCCTGACGAAGTCTATTAGCTGTGTCTTCAGTAAGACTAAAGGTTGTAGGATCATTCGGATCGATTGCTAATGCCGCTTCTTCGGGCGACATATTATCAAATCCTTCTACTGTTCTTTGTCTTGGACGGTCTGCAACTATTCCAAGAGCCCTTTCTTCTCCAGGAACAGCTAACCCTTCCATTGCAGGTTGATCTGACTCAGGCAAATTAACCTGTTGACCTGCAAGCTGAGTTAGTTCTTCTTCTGGTTGTACTGCAAACTCATCTCCTGTTGGAGCCATTGGTACTCTGCGCTGAAGCTCTTCTGCAGGGAGAGAAATAGAGCTTCTTTCTGATAACTCATCACCAAGACTTATTGCTTTTTGCTTTCCTTCAGCAAGCCCTGCTCTTTCTCTTTTTCCTGCTTGTACTTTTGCAAAAGCTTCTTGACGCACAGTATCAGCGATTCCTCGGCTTTGTATTCTGCCCATATTAATCTCCTAAACTATGTAATTTATCGTTAATCCAGTTTCTTCCTACTGGTGTTGTACCTATTCCAGGCACAAGCTTAAGCCCATGATTAACTGCTCTTTCAGTTTCACCTTGACCTAGTGCTTGGATTGCTTTAACGCCTGTTCCTATATTTCTAAGTGTCGGTGAGCCACCTACTGTTTCCCCAAATAGACGTTCAACAAGACCTTGATCTCTGCTTTCATACATTGGTAAGCCCATTTGAAGGATACGCTCACCTGTACCTAATAAACCTGCCGATTGTATTGCTCTTTGAAGCAATTGATAATCATTAAGATAAGGTGTAGAACCCCCAAACTTAATAAAGTCTTTAAGCCACTGAGACGCACCTGCAAATGCCATTAATGTTACTACCATCGCAAAAGTATTATACTGCATACGAGGGCTACCCTTAGCTACATAATCTTTCCATAGACGAGGAATAATATTAGCTGTAAAGGTAGCTAAGAAGCCATTAAACTGAACTATAAGTTGAAATCTAGGATCTTGAAAAAAGAGAGGTCTGTTGTATGCTTGTGGGTTTTGAATTCTGTCATTTACAAAATACCAAATAGCAGTGTTTAATTGATCATCAATAAAACGTGAGTCTGCATTAATATTAGCATCGTAGTCATCATCCATGTATGCATCAAACATTTTTTGGTTGCCGTTGTATTTATTAAATAAACCAACAACACCTTCAACATCCATGCCTAAGTTTCTTAGCTGAAGATATACATCTAATTTTTCTTGACTTAAAGCATTAACATCAATATTACCATTCTCATCAAGATTAGCTGCAAGCATACGAATTCTATCACTAATAAAGCTAGTAGCTAGTGCTGCAGATATGCAACGCTGGAAGTTAGTAATACCCGCAATACCTACCCACTTATAAAAGTTCTTTTGCCACCAAGCAGTAGTGATATCTGTTTCACCCATACCAAGACGAGTAGCTACTCCTGCAGAGTCTCTTAAATGACCTATCCTAGTTAAACGTTTTTGTGCTTTATTATCAATATGCGCACGAGGAACATTAAATAGTGAGCCATGTATTTCCATAGCACTAACATTCTGCATTATATTTTTAAGCTCACCTGTAGCCGCAACTACAGCGTTACGAACATCTCGCATATCTTTAGCTTGCCATATTGCCATAACAAATTCAGGCACTGAACTAATCATGGCTAAGGGAAGACCAACCATAGCAGAATAAAAGGCTGCTTGACGCTGCATAAACGCAAGCTTTCTATTCTTAATAGGATTGTAATTACCCGTACCAGCATCAATAATACTTTTAGTAAAGTAAGCAACATGATTTAGTGTCTCATCACTAACGCCATCTTCCCTAGCTTCGTTAAGAAGATAATCAATATGCTTACCCCCTGCACCGAAGTAAGTTGTGTATGCATAATACTTAGCTGTTTCTCCAACTGAGTTTAACGCATTCTGAATTATATCAGTATTAGCAAACTCTTCAAATCCAGGAATACTAGCAAGGTCAAGCCCTTCTTTAGTACGTCCAGGAACATATTCAACACCTTCTACTATAGAAAAGTCTGTAGCATTTTCATTGTTACTTACTCTATTATATAAGTCATCTAATGCTACTTTGTTTTCAGGCTTACCATAATCAGTGTTTTTGCGCATCCACTTATACCAAGCTTCACGATTGTTTCTTACTTTCTTCCAATCAAAAACACCTCGATTAAGCCATCCTGCTCTATCGAAATCAAGACCTTTACCTCTTTCTAATCGGCTTTCGTCTTGTCTAATATATGCCATGTTACGATACTCAAACTCTTTTTCGTTTAGCATATCAAGCTCTTTAATAGTTTCAACAATAGCATCCATATAGGTTACTAAGTCTTGATCAAGCTGAGTTCCTTTAGGTATAGTGTAAGATACAATTTCACCTGTATTTTCATCTCTAGTAAATTGAAGTTTAGGATATGCCCTTCTAATCATATCAGAAATTCGATCAGAATTAGTAAGATTATCTTTGAATCCAAACCGTTTGAATACACCAATAGGATCAAATATAGCAGAAAGCTGACCCTTAATTGCTGACTCTTCAGCCTGAACATCTCTTCCGTTATATAGTTTACCAAATGGCTGACCTACTAATGCATATAGCTTTCTTAACCCAGAAGAAAGTCTAAGGTCTTCAGGACGAAAAGCAGATGTTGCAGCTGTTCTAGTTAACTCAGGATACTTAGTAGGGTCTTTAAGCTTATCCATAAAAGAACCTCTAGCAGTTTTACCTGCACCAGCCCTTTGTTTAGTTACACTCTGAGACGAAACCATTTCATAGCCTTCAGTAGCTATACTTGCTTCTACAGCGATATCAGAAATAGAAGTTCGTTGATCATTAAAGTCAATCATTATTTTATCATAAGGATTTACTTTACTGATATCACCTAACATGTAACCTTTTTGCATAGCATAACGATCACCAGCTTCAATGGTTGCACCTGCTACACCTAAGCCACCACCAATAGTACCCCCTGCAATTCCTGCTTGAAGCAATAAATTAGTAAACTCATTAGGATTAAAGTTTTCTTTAAGCCGACCTTCAGACATTGCTGCTGATGCACTATATCCAAGACCTTCTTGTGCCATTTCGGTTATGCCTTCAGCAAGAAAACCTCTTCCTGATGCTTTAAGAAGCTCACGCATAATCTGGCTATTATTAATATTATCTGCTGCAAAGTTATTAAGACCACTAATAAGTGCTTTTGTTTCTGCCTTTGTAGCTTCTAACACTAGCTTTCTTGCTTGTGTTTCTGTTACTCCTTTAGTAGCAACTACTCCTTTAATTAGCTCTTCTCTACCTGCTTTTGTAAGCAAGTCAGAAGGCTTCATAAAAGTACTCATAGCAAGCCGATCAAGAACAGCCATTGCTGTACCTGCCATAATAGAACCTACGGCTTCAGCCCGACCTTTCTTTCCTTCGATATCATTCCACACTTGACCTGCATAAGATGCACCAGTAGAGCTATACGCAATTACTGCAGATGCACCACCTGTTACAGGAGCAAGCAATCCACCAGCGACTAGTGTAGTCATATATGGTGCAGACATAGCTGTGTTATTAATCATAAAGTCAAGACCATCCCAGATGCTATCAACATCTCGATAATCAAGATTACGAATAATAGGAGCAGAAAGCAAATCAGCTTTAGCGTCATCTACTTTAGTACGACCCCATGTTTCTATTTGTTCGCTTCCAAGCGTAACGCCTATTAACTCTGCAAAACCTGCAAGACCAGCCCCCATACCGCGCCAGCCTTGATTCCAAGACTCAGTGGTTTGATTGTAGGCAACACCCTCTTTAGTTCTATCTTGCGCTCTGAAGTCAATCCCTGAAAAAGGAATACTACGCATATCGTAATTAGCATCAAGAGCATAGCTCATAGCAGTACGATAATCTTTTTCGTCTGCTAGGTTAAGCCCTTGTTGCAATGCAATTGTTTGAACTACACCGTCAAGGTATTCTTGTTCATTAACTGCATTATCTTTAAATTGAAGCGGTTGATTTTGTATTTCAGAAAGCTCATCAGCAATAATATGATCGAACTCACCCTTAGCTCCTATTTCTTTAAGGAACTTACCACGTTCAGCTGACTTTAAACCTTCTTCGTCTGTAAAGAGGTTAATATCGACTGCACCTGATTTATATAAAGCATTAGTAAGATCATTACCGTTTTGATCAAAAAGCCTTACTCTTTCACGACCAAATGAATCAGTATAACCTGAGAATTCAATATTATTAAATCCACCTTCAGCTACAATTCTTTCAACTGCACGTTGTGTTTCTTCACCACCAAGTTGTCCTGCTTTAAATCGAGGTAAATCTTCATCATCTCTAAATACTTTTTGTGTTTCAGGAGCGTTATAACCCTGAATACGATAAGACTTATTACCATCAGTAAACGTATCAGCGTCTATCCAACGATAAGACTTACCATCTGCACCTTTAAAAGTGCTTTCTACGGCTTCGTTGTCACCGCCTAATAGTCCAGCCATATTGAACCTCCTGTTAAATAAAAAATCCCTAGAGATCACTCCCCTATAAGGGTGTTTTAATCTCTAGGGAATATTAGTTATAGCTTAAAGTGATCAACAAACTTTTGAATGTCATCAAAAGAAGTATTAGCTAACCAAAGGGAAAATGCAGTTTCATTTTTTCCTTTAGCTCGCACAGTCCAGTCTTCACGGGGTACAATCTTTTTAATACCCATACTTTCTGCTAATGCATCTGCAGCAACTTTATCTACAGGTAATCTATTAAAGACTTCTTCAGCACTTTTCCACTGTACTTTATAATCAAGCTCAAAACCTTCTTCATAAGGTGACATATCTAAACTTTGAATTACTTTCTTATCTAGTTTAGCTAATGATTCTGTATTAATTCCATTAAGAAAAGCAGAATTAATTCCCGTAAGTGGAATTACCATTTCAGCCTGTACATATGCAGCAATGTCAGTTGGTACAGGTGTACCTTCTCGTTTTGCCCTTGCAACATCTGACATATATTTATCTATTACTTCTGCAAATTGAATTCTAGTACGCTCCGAATCATTAATACCAACGCCATGACTACGAATATAATCATTAAACTCAGCATTAAGTTGAGTAGGTATTTTAGTAGGTAATGCATCTATTGGCGCATCATCAGTGCTAAACTTTTTTCTAGACGTTTCTAATAAACCTTCAAAATAAGTACGGTTAGCCTTTGAACCCATAGTAGATTCATCCCAGGGTTGAACATAATCACCTAATACAGAAACAGGAACATAGCCATTAGGGTAGCCTAACTTTTTTGCTTCATCTAGCTTAACGTATTCAATACCATCATCGTCTTTATAAGTATTAACCCTACCTTTACCAATAAAGTTTAAACTTCCAGAAACTTCTTTAATAGTAGTTCCGCCCGACTTAGGTACAAGATCATTTGGATTTAAAGTTTGCATAAACTTCTGAGCAGACGCTGCAGTATAATTATCAAGATTACTTTTAGCTAAGTCAAACCTACGTTCTGCTAATTTAGCCTTAGCTGCTTCTTGAGCCTTAACATCTGCATCTACTCTAGTCATATAGTTCTTCATAGAATAATTAAGAGCACTACCGTGATCATAACCTAAAACCCTAGAGCCTGTATACATAATAGCCATACGAGCAAGTTCTGGACCACTGAACATTTCTTTAAATGCTTCAGTAAACCACCCTTTTGCGGTATTTAATCCCTGTTCAAACTTATTCTTTTCGTCAGGATTATTATCAAGACTATTAAGATACTCTTGAATAGAAGCATCGCCTTCAGGAGTAACCTCATTAACAGGACCAAGCTGACGAATAACAGAGTCTGCATTGTTTTTGCCTTCTTCTGCATTATCTTTAGATTCTGCATCAGGTTTTGGAGGAATACCTGCAGCTTGTTTTGCACGTTCCATCCGTTCAGCATTTCTAGAATTATATTCTGCTTCAGCTGCATTTGCAGTTTCAGTTAACTGTTCTTCTTCTTGCTTAAGATCATTTATTTTCTTTTGTGCAAATTCAGTATCTGCAATCATAGCTTCAGATGGTGTACCACCTGCCTCAATAACTTCCTTAAGACTATCTTGTTTACGCTGATAAGCCTCTTCAGCTTTTTTGATTTCATCTTGTATTTGTATTTTCTTAACATTACTCTCAGCTTGAAGAACTTTAAAACCTGCTGACTCTTGTTGTGCTTGATTAGCAGCACGATCAAGTAATCCTTTTTCTTGTTGCTCTTCACCTAAACCAGTCCGAATAGGTGGTCTTGCTTTCTCAACCTTATGAGCTTCAGCACGAGCTTCTTTCTGAAGTATCTTAGCGTGTAACTCAGGATTAGTTTTTTCTAATTCAGCCATTTTTGCCTGTTTATCAGCAACACGGTCATCATATGTCTTAAACAAAAAGTCATACCAATTACCATCATCTTCAGGCTTTGGAGGTTCATCCGCATTAGCTGCAGGAACAGCTGCATTTGCTTCACTAATAACGCTAGGAAAATAACTTTTACCTTGTTCACCTAGTCTATTTTCTTTAACTCTTTCTGGACCTGAATGATAAGAAGTTACTGTTTGTTCTAAATCAAAGTTAGGATTTTGACGATGAATAGCTCTCAGATAATTCTTAGCAAAATCCTGTGCGCCTTCTAAATCCATTATTTCTTCTTCAGAATAAGACCGCATACCATATCCAGGATTTGCAGCTGTACTTGGAAGAATTTGCATTGGTCCAATAGCCCCTTTAGGTGATGGTTTTACATTTGCGCCTGAACTAGTCTCAGTAGCATACATACCTTTAATAATAGGATCTAATGCTTCATCAGACAAGAAATCAGGCATTGTATAACCACCTTCTTCCTTATAATTAATTCCAAGAAAATTAGAGAAGTCAGAACTCTTTGAAGGTTTAGAATCTGGAAGACGACCAAGATAACGTTGACCACCACCTGTTCCTACTTTTTCAGTGAACATACCAATGCTGTTATCAGGCATCCTACGATACTCAATTCCTGGAGGTGCTGGTGGCATAGTAAAATAATCAGTAATACCTTGAATAATTCCACCACCTTCTGCTTTATACTCAGGAATAGTTCCACCTTGAGATCGTTGTACTTCACGCCCAGCTTCATTCATAGCTTCTATCTCAGGTTCAAACATGCGAACAGCTTCAGCATTAACTACATACTCGCCTGGAGTAAGCCATGCTGGTACTGTATCTGGACCTCTAGGCTCTCCTGGATGATCATATTCAGGTGTCTGCATAGGAGGCACTTCAAAGAATTCTACAGCCATTTCGTTGCCATAGCGATCTTTCTGTCTAAAACTTTTTAATTTCATTATTTGCCTCCTCCGCCACCGCCACCTTCACTAATCATAGGGCCACTACCACCAAAGGCATCGATATCTACTGCCGCTTCCTGTTTAACTTGCTCACCAAAAGAAGTTCCGCCACCTACTCCAAAACCAGTATCACTGCTTTGAAAATCATCTGATGTATTAGATAAGTAATCAAGATTAGAAAAGTTTTCTTCAGGTGTACCTAATAATGAAACAGTATTACCTTGCGTATCTGTAGTTTGAACTACTGTTCCTGACGGTGTTTCTATTTGACCCATTTCATTAATAACACCTGTTTGATAACTTGGTGCAGTAGTAAATACATCACCTGCGCCTGTTCCATAAGCATAAAATCCGCTACTTGGGGCTGTTGGTGCTGGTCTAGCATTAGTAAATTCAAGTTGAGCTGCTGAAATATTCGCTAAATCAGCTTCATCATAGTCTCCTTGAGACATTATTTCTGCATTACGCCTTGCCTGTGCATTTATAGTATTAAGCCCTGCAACCTCTGCTGGAGAATAGCCTGCCATTCTATCTTGTCTAGATACATTATAAACTGAATTATCATAACTACCTAACAATGAACTACCTATTCCCTCACCTTCTGCTCTTAACTTATTATATCCACTAGTAACTGTACCATAAGCATCTTGTGGACTAGCATAACTTGCTACAGCAGAACCTGTAATAGGATCATAAGCACGTCCTGCTTCTCCGAATACATTACCTTGTACATCATATGTTCCGAAAGACCCATAGGCAGGTTTACCTGACTGGTCTAACTTATCTGCTGCAGCACCTGCCATAGTTCCTAGAAATGGAACACCCGTAGCCATACCTAACATAGTGCCTAACCCAGCCGCTATATTATTACGAGGTGCAGTATAGCCTAACGATTGTGCAATAGGACGCTTGTCAATCCCTTGTGGAAAAGGGTCATCCATATAATTTACTTGTTGTTGTTGAGGCTGTGGAGGTGTACCTTGTTGTGTTCCCATAGCAGGAGGAGGAGTAGCTTGGCTTGTATTTAAATTACCATTAGAGATATTTGGAATATGTGGTTGTGCCAAGTACCTAAATCCATATTTAGGATTTACAGTAAACGTTGGTTGATAAGGTATTGCCATATCACTCTCCCATAGTAGCTTCTACTTCAATCTTGCCGCCATCTTGTTTATAACGAATTTTACGAATTGCTAATGGGCCAACAAATTGACCATTCTCTGCATATACAGGTCCACCTTTATTAAAGAAACCAAGAGCTTTACCAGCAAGAAGTCCAGCACCAATATACGGTACTGCAGCACCTAGCCCAGCCATTGCGCCACTTGTACCAGCACCAGTTAGACCCATTTTAGCTGCTTTAGACAAAGCCATTTCTTTACCTTTATCAAAGGCAGCAGTCATCATTGGCTCTGCAACTTTTTCGCTAGCAACATCCATAGCTTTACTTTTAGCCATATCAGTAAGTACACCCATAGTGCTTCTTTGAGGCTGAATAGGTTGTGATTGAGGAGCTTGCAATGGCATCATTTGAATACTTTGCCTTTTATTAGGCATACCTTTTGCTATCCCAATCATTACTTACCTCCACCGCTTTGTGTTGTTGTTGTTTGTTTAGGTGCTGCACCAGTAACCCAACCAAAGAAATCAGTCATTGCTTCACGAGGCGCATCTAAAGAGGCTTGGTCTTGTTGCTGATAAGTAGTTCCTGCTGCTCCAAGATTCTTTACGCCAAGATCAGCTACACGCTGTCTTTCTTGAGCATACTGGAAAGCCTGATCTCCCATTGCCGCTTGTCTTGCTTTTTCAGAACGAGCAGAGCTAAGCGCACCCATTCCTCCTGTTCCAGCTTGACCTAATGCTGTTCTACCCTCAACATTACGCAACATTCTTTGAACTTCATCTTCAGTATCGTAAATACCTGTGCCTGATATTGCTTGAAGTCCTAAGTTTGTTTGTGCAGATAAGGCTGCCCTTTGCTCAGGGGTTAATGCCGCAACGGAAAGATTAGGGTCTGCTAGCCTCTTATCAGTAAACCTTGAAGCTTGTGCTAACTTATTTTCTACAATCTTTTGCATACCTGGTGTATATCCGCTAGTTGAGGTAGAAGAACCTCCACCGCCACCTTTAAATACTGCACGACCACCAAAACGGGAATATAAGTCTCCAGTTATGTGTTTCATTAATAACATTTAATTCTCCTATAGTACACCCCTCACAGAGACGTGTAATTCCGCATTATAGCGGTGTTGCAAGAAACGACCATAGTCAAGGGCTTCTTGCTCACCCCTAACTGAGTCGGCTCGCCAATGTTTGCCACCGTGTTCTTTAATATGGGCAATCATAGCGTCAAATAAGCGGTAGACAACAAACGCATTATTGTGGTCATGATCCACAATGCAATCTTTAACATCCATCACCCATTCTTTATTATAGTAATTACTAAAGGTAGCCGCAGAAAGAAAGCCTCTCAATGCACCGTCTTGGTAATCACCAATTACTAATGCATGAGGGCTTCCTTCCTTTTGCTTTTCTACTAAGCTAAGAAAATATTGAATCCAAACAGATTCATTTCTTTCATAGCCATAATAGTTATTATCCTTAGTAGATTTGTCCATAAGCTTAATAGCTTCAAAGACATTATTGTCCTCTATCTTTTTTATCATCTATCTACCTTTTCTTTAAACTCAGCAAATGTAGCAGAGTCTAAAATATCTTTTCTATGTTGAATAAGCTCATCTTGTAGATTACGAATATTTTTAGTAGCCTCAATAAGCCACGCATTAAGTGCTTTATTATCGGTTATTGGGGGTTGATTATTTGCCATTAACGATCTCCACCTTTTGAAATATCTAACTGAATACCTGAGATATCCCAAGCTTTATCATTTGCAGCAGTATTAGTAAGGCTTCCATCATCAATACGATAATTTAAAAATCTACCAAATATTCTAAGATCAATTTTATAATCTGAAGCGACTACAAAATCATTAACAACTAGCTTATTTGCTTTACTATTAGTCTGTGTGTTATCTTCAGCTACAGTTAAGAAAGCTTTATCACCAGGATAATTAGTAGCTCTTGCCCTAAATCGAAGAGTAGCCCTTTCAGGCTCACCACCAACTGTTGTAATAGTACCACCATCAGCCCATAACGCAACAGTATCTAGTCCTTCTGTAGTAAAGTCAGGCATAATAAACATTTGACTTCTTTCTACATAAGAAATATACTCATCACCATCAAACGTATAACTAATGTCAGCTGCTCTAATACGATTAACTCTATTATCACTAGAATCTAATTCTGTTTGAGCAAAAATAGGAAATAGTTTATTAGGGTTAAGCTGTTCACTAGACCACGGTCTATCAATATTAAAATCTGATGTTATTGAAGAACCAGTAGTATCATAAGTTGGATCAGTAGTTGCTACAGTAACACCTTCTGCTGAAGCTAACAAATTTGTTGTTGACGGAGCTACCGTAGAAGTATCACCTGCACTATACGGAACCCATGTCTTAATATACTCAGCATCCGAACTAAACTGACTTGGTTTAATATCAATAGTAGTCGGTGCAGAAGTGCTATCAGGATCAAGAATAAGGCTTTGTCTAGAGCTAAGCTCTGTAAGAATATCTAATAGCATATTATCAGCATCAACAACTGTTCCATTGTCTTTTGCTTGTTCTGTTGTATTAGTTCTCGTTAAATCTTTATCAGGATCATAATAGGCATTAAGATAATCTGTATCATTTGTATAAGCAGTATCACCATAAGTATTATCATCTGCTGCTGCAGTAAATGTAGGATCAAGTAGCCTTCCTGGACCTTCTCCATAGTGTTTATCAAATACAACAAGATCACCACTAACAGTATTAATTGTAACTGTAGCTCTTGTTAGTTGTGAAAACACAGGATTAGCACCATCAGTTACTGTAATATCTGCAGGATCTGTATCTGTAATAAGATCGGCTACAGCTGTACCTGTACGAGTATCACCTTGAGTAACAGTTATTTCAAATTCACCTGTAACTGCTTCTCTATCTGCTGAAGTAAATGTAAGTACAGCACCGCTTCTGCTAAGTGTCCATTCACTAGTTTGAGTCCAAGCTGTTTCTAATGCGGTAGCAATTTCAGTAGCCGTAACTTCTTCAGTATTAGGAATATCAATATCATAAGCAGTCCAAGTTGATGTATCATCAAAATTAACTGTTATAGCTGAACCATGTCCTGAAGGAGGAGTTAATGTGATCCTATCTGTTGTAGAAGCCGCATCACGCCCTGCTCTATTTTCACTATAGGTAAAAGTACTTGCACTAAACCCTGTTGGTAATGTACCAGTGCTTGTTATAGTAATACTAAAGTTAGTTGATTGAACACCAACTGCTGCTGCTTTAGTTCTAACATTAGTAGCTGTTGTAGTAAGCGTTGACCAATTACTATCAGCATTAATTGTATTTCTTATTTGGGTTGCTACTGTAGTAGGTGTATGTGTACCTGTTATTGTTATCGTATCGGTATCACCATTAGGATAATTAATTTGTAAATCAATATCAGGAATACCGTTATCAACACCATCTGTATCTACAGTTACCGTTGCAGTTAGATTGCCACCAAACTTAGTTTCAGTATAAACAGTTCCACCTGATATAGTATCAAAAGAAACTGTAATAGCACTATGATCGCCACCATTAGTAGAGGTAAGCCGAACATCATTACCATTAGTAGATACCGAATAGATAGCACTGCTAGTACCATTAAAGTCTGCTAATGCGCTAAGCTTAGTTACAATATCATCTCTGATATCTGTTGTAGCAGTAAGGTTTTTAGTTAGTGTAATATACTCATCAATTGCAGCATGTACACCTGATGCAGCACTAGCTTGTACTCTCATACGAATAGCAGGACTATTTGCTGCATTAATTCCGTATACACCAACTCCTGCTGTTGTTGTAGCAAAAGTTAAAGTATCAGGAGTACCACCTTCTTTTGTTATTGTACCACTAGTAAATGACCTTTCACCAGGAACATCTGAAGTCAATGTAAGAACATTAGTACTTGCAGTTGCTGTCCAGTTTGCTAAAGCACTATTAGCATTAATATAGTCTTTAAGTGCTTCTACTATATTAGTCATAGTGATAGTATCACCTTCACTATAATCTGTACCTAATAGCTGTATAGCGTTTACTGTTGTTGTACCAATAGAGCTATCACCGATTATTTTAATAGTAACACCACCATCAGCATACGAAGAACCATCTGCATCATAACTAAAAGTTAATGAACTAGGAAAAGTTACAGTTTCTACTGATTCTTCTACATTTGGACCAGTATCACCTGTTACATTAATATCTACTACTTCTTTAACATCTGTTGTAAAAGAGGTAAAAGTACCTACATCAATATCTTTAATTACTTTAGTACCGATGTGTACACGAGGAGTATCGCCATTAACTGTAATAGCTTGTACTTCACGTTTACCAGTATTAGTATACCCAGCGTTACCACTGCTACCTGTAATAGTTAGAGTAGCACTTGGAATACCACCGCCTCTAATAGGCGCAACATCACCCGAAGTAACATTATTAAGCTCTCTAATAGTCCAGGTATTTTCTCTATAATTCCAAATTAATGCTTCGTCACATTCACCTGCTAGAGAATTAATAGTTGGATAATTAATCCATATTTCATTTTGAGCTTGATTTAATAGTGTGAATGCTTGTTGCTCGTGAATTGGATTAAGATTATCAAAGAAATAATTTCT